ATCTAATGCAGTGGTGTTGAATATAGCACTCTGCATATTTTCACGTGAGATACTTTCTATTTCGTTTGTAACACCATTACAAGTAAATGATTCATATACACCATACTTGTTGAGATACAATATCGTGTATGATCCATAACGTGTACTGCATTCAAATTTTACTTCTATATCTTTTGATCCTCCAGTGCCATTAAAGGTAATTGTGCTATCCGTACCCCATACTCCTTCTGCTTCCATTAATTGACGAATATCAATACCTTGAATTTCTGTTCCGCTATCTGCAACTGGATTTGAGGTTGCCGTAGTTGATCCTACCGATATAGTTTGAATATTATTTGCATCATACCACAGGTATTCATTGATCGTGTCCGTAGTAACATACAACGTGGTTTTATCAGTCAATACTAACGTTGGAGTATAACTTGCATTGAATCCCTCATCAACGTATGTATACCCCCTTGTAACTACAATACGATTACTACTTGAGGTTGTGGTTTGATTTGCACCATCATTCCAATATCCAGTAACATCCACTATAACGTAACAAGCCCCTTCTCCAATATCTGCTTGATATGATCCGACGTTGAATTTGTTCTTACTTGTATATTGAAGTGCTATGCGACTGATATCAATCTTTGCTCTACGTCCTGCATATACATCGGGATTTTTTTCTATCGTTACTACGGGCGTTGCAGGTTTAACTGCAGTTCCATTCCATACATATACTTCAAACTTGTATACAAAATCTGAATTGCTGGATGCACTATCGTATGCTTGATAGATCATTGCACTAAGCGATCCACATACACTGCTGGGTTGTTCGTTATACGTCATTTCTTAATTACATTTTTTAATTGTTCTCCTACGGAGTATCTCATGAGTGCATCTACGTCTTTTTCAAAGTGTGAACGGACGTATGGAATTACATGAGTTACGAAATCAAATGGTTCTATTCCAAATTCTTTGATACTTCTATTCATCATGAATGCCATTGCACGATAATTGCTTTTTGTTCTTTTCAAGAATTTCCCAGTTTTAACATCACGTGGTTTGAGTTTCTTATCCTTGATCCATTTCATTAATGCATCTACGGGTATTCCTTTTCCTTTCTCTCGTCCATAGCGTACATAATCACCGCTTTTATCCATTTCAATGCCCCAATGATCCCCAACCCTAACACCACGTATACTACGCACCAAATCACCACTTGCAACTGAATTAGCACGTATGGTTTTTTTCTTGGTTCCTTGTAATTGACCATTCTTCCATGTGCTTCTGTGTACGGTTCTTTTACGTTTTGCTTGTAAACTCAAACGCATTTGGTTTGCACCAAAGTCAACCATCTGTTTTTCTAATGCTTGTCTTTTCTTTGGATCTAACATTAACACGCTTGATTATCAACCAATGGATTTATGCAAGTGAGATTTAACGTTACTACATACCCTGCAGTTACATCATCGTATTCTTCGATAAACGATTGCATATCAAATGGTCGTTGGATCTGTAATTCATTGAAATACAACTGCTCATATTTTTGTATTGCCATTACAAAACGCACATACATTTCCTGCAGTACAAACCCGTAGTTGTTGTTTTCGGTGTATCCATACTGCGTATAAAGTGTACCTTCATTGATCCCTGCATTATCGTTTACAATAGTGTTTACTCTGTCACCAACAACAATATTGATCTGAATTTGTGCCGTCTGTTTGTCAACACTAACACTACCAATATTGATATGGATATATGGGTACACCAACATACTGGAGTTATCAATACCAGTAATGCTACCATGCGAGAAACGGGCATTTATTTCATTGGCTACATCCTGCATAAAGGAAATTGCCGTACCGATATGGTTTCTATTTTTTTCCATACTTCTGTTTTAATTGCATTTCTTGAGTTTCTTGTAAGTCCATCTCGTAACCTTTCCACATGAATGCTCGGTGGATAGGGATTCTTTCCACTGCATCAAGGTTTTGTATGTTGCCGTTACATAATGACTGAACGAATCCGTACCATCCCCATTTTTTACTAAACGCACTAATTCCTGCATTGGCAAGTCCTTCTTTTTCGTTTCCTTCAAAGATCTCAGGATATAGTTGAACAATTCGATCCCTAAACTGCAAAAAAAAACCATAGCACCTTTTGCGTAGTACATGGGCAATTCTTTGAAGTCCTCATTGATTGATCCAGTGTATTCTTCTATTTCATACCTACCATTCTGTCCTTCTATGCTAACTGGTCGATACAACACCGACATGGTTTTATAAAGGTTCTTGCTATCTTTTTGATAGGTATCAATATCAATATACTCCCCTATAGACATATCATCTAACTTGGGAATAAACCCATACTTCGTACCATTAAAGGTGAATGTACTTTCAAACTTTACATCCTCATTTATAGCCGTTTTAAGCGAACTAATCATTTCCTCAAGGTATTTGTATGGAACTTGTCTTACTTGCTCTGTAGTAAGCCGTGTCATTATGCTGATCGTCTTTACGGCTAACTCCACTGGTTCTTGTTTCTGATCCAGTGCAAGAAAATCTTGATACTGAGATATGGTGATATCCTTCAAACTATTTGGAACGGTGATCCTCATTACTAATAAAACTGAACTTGTTCTTTTTGTTACCAATAAACAAGGGGACTATATAGCCCCCTATGAAATATTGAAATGTAGTGCGTCTTACATATCCTTGTAGAGCATCATGGTTCCTGCATCATGCCATTCAAAGTACCATCCCTTTCTGCCTACAACCTCAACTAAGGTTTTTTCAATCCCCATGTCGTAATATTCGAAGCGTCTAAAACCATCGGCATAGTAATCGAATAATGGGAAACCATTATCATCAAAGGAATCATCTGCGGCAATCCATATACCCTCCGACATGGTTTTGTGCCCGTGGAAATCCTCAGCCGTTCCACATACTTTACAACCACACTTGCGTAGGTACTCCATCATTTCTTCTGTTGTTTCGATACGTTGTTTCATGCTTTTTTTATTTAAATGTTCTTCCGAAGTGAACGTGCGTGTGGTAATCATAAAGTTTCATCCTTATTTCACACAATAATTTGTATTGATCTTCTTCCGTTGGGTTTTCCATGTTGATCAATTGTTTTTGACATTCAAAGACGATCTGCTGAACATCTTCTAAGTAAGTTACCGATTTTTCTGATTGTTTGTTTTCCATATAACAAACTTACAAAAGTATTTTGTATTTACAAAACCAAATATGAAGTATGACAAATGGTTGACTAATTATCTGATAGCATACTTACCTATATTCGGACGGCTATAGGTCATCATACAAGCGTACCTTGCCGCATCAATGCCGTGGTTGAATGCATCTATCGGTTTGTTGGTAATCGTTCCGTTTTTGTCCTCTATGTATTTGTAGTTCCTAAACTCCTTTACGAGGTTTACACTACGGCTGGTAATGATCAGTTTGTATCTACGCATGATATCTATACCAAGGTTAATACTATCTGCTCCTTTGGTAACTGGACGGATATTCCAGCCCATGCGATGTATTTCCTCAATACTTTTTGGTTCTGAACTATCAGCCCAAATTAGATCACGTCTATCTAAATTCAGTCCCTTGAGGAAATTGGCTATGTCTGCATTGGTCATACCATTACGATATAACATCTCATCAAAGTATAAACGACCATCATATTCATAGAGTGCTATCAATGCCGTAGGATCGTTGGTAAAACCAAAGTCCAATCCGTATGCACGTAACTTTGCCTCACTGGGGATATCATCTACTTGATCATGTGAGAATATCAATGCTTTACTTTGTCCTCGTTCTCCTAATCCATATACCTTCCAATAGTTCTCATCTACTTCCTTAAGCCTTTCAATTTCTTGAATAAGACTTTTATCAATAAATGGATTGTCCAAATAAGTGGTTTGGTGGAATACTGCATCATTACGTGGTATGATCCTATCATAGATCCAGTGGAACTCGTCGGACGGGTTGTAGTCAATTATGATAAATTCCGTGGTACGTATGATCAGTTGGAAGAAATCTTCATAGTCTAATTCATTGCACTCATTGGCAAAAAGGATGTTTCTTTTACGTCCTCTGATTTTTTGCGGAGCGTCTACACTGAGAAATTCAAACATGATGTTTCCTAACTTGTAGGTATGCTCTGTTCTACTACGAGCGTTATCATCATAGATCCCATGCGATTCTAAGATCTCAAAGAAATCCCGCATAACGGTTGCTCTAAGTGCTGGGAATGTTTTACGTGCTATGGTTATAGTGCCTTCGTGTTTATACTCTCCATCTTCAATGGCTAAGGCATACCCAAATATTAACCACGTCAATATATTGTAGGTTTTGCCCGAACGTGTACCTCCCTGCTCTATAACAAATCTTGATCCAACTTGGGTTTTATTTGCATCATCTACCCATGTGAACTTACGGCTATCAGTTAAGTGGTTGAATACAACATTAGTCTTTATCCGTTTGGCTACCATTGTTATTGATTACTTCAACCGTGAATGCACTAACTGGGTTTCCATCATGTCCTAACAATTGCGTTCCTTCAAGATAACCACGTTGTTTGCCTTTCGTCTTAAGATAGAATATGAGTTCCGTTGTTTTACCCTCTCTTATTGCAGAGAATAGTTTCATTTCGGCAAAGTCAAGGTTACGTTCCTCTATATCCTCGATTTCCTTTGCAAACTCCTCATCATCTTTTTTCCAGTTATAGAAAGTCTGACGGCTGATCCCCGTTGCCTCACAAGACATGGAGATCATACCGAACGACTTACGATAGTTTTCTATGAACGTTTTCTTTTTATTTGTTTTGGACATTCTTTTTTATGTGTCTAATTTGTCAAAGCAGTGTACCTTGCTTGGGTTCTGTTTTGGGTTTGTCGATAGGTTCAACGGGTGTTTTTTCCTGCCGAGGTGTTGCAAGGTATTCATTGCGGTCATCATACCCACGTATGGTACAACGTTTGTTCTGATAATCGTCGAGGTATTGCACGAAGAAGTTATCGTAGAATTCATTGCCATCAATTGGGGTTTCGTTTTCCAGTTTACGACCCTCAGTCAAAAAGAAATCGTAGGATCTGCCCATGCGTTTACCACGACGGGTATGTACATCAAGTGCATAATCGGGAATGTCGGGCGTGTAGTCTGATTTCATTGCCCACATTTTGACATTGTCAATGATACGTGATTTTGGAGAACGAACAAGCAACATGATTGCGTGTAGTATTGGGATGTGTGCTTCCTCAATATTTTTTTGAGCAATAAGTTGCCAGTTGTCGTACAACGCTCGGATCTGTAATAGGATCTGATCGTTTGCCAAGCCAATGTCCTCAGATACAATAACGAACATACGTTTCCAGAGGTATTTTGCGTACCCCGAACCTGCAAGTTCAGTACCGAAGAAAATTGCGTCATGTTCAACACCACGTCGAACAGATTTTTGAAACGCTGACGAGCATTCGAAAAAGTCGTAGCCCTTGCGTGTTGTAAGTTTGAATTGTGATTTTGCCATATCCAAATATACAAATATTATTTTAGATTTACAATACCAAACTCCTATTAAATACGTGGGCTGGTGTGTTTAGTGGTAATCGTACAAACACCATAATGGATATATCGGGTTGAGATTCCAAACGTGCCAATACATATCTATCTAATAGATCCACAACGTGCTGGTTTTGAAGATCTTGATAGTGGTACGGATTGAAGTGTGTACTTTTTTTGGTTGGAAAGGATACTATGACTACTTCTGCTCCAACACGATATACCAAATCACGGAAATCATGTATTTCCTCCAAGTGTTCAAGTGTTTCCAGTGATACTATAACATTGTGATGACCATCGTATTCTTGTATTGGACAACATTCAAAGGTGACGTTATCTGCAACTTCATATTCTGATTTAGCAAACTGGATTGCTGATTGATTGATATCTACACCATGTACGTTAGCGATTTCGGGATTGTTTGATAACAAGTACGATCCATATCCAACCCCACACGCTATATCCAGCACATTACCATAACAATACTTTTTAATCAGTTGGTAACGTTCTATGTGGTTTTTCAATCTTATTTGTTCTAACATCTGATTGATATCGTCTACTTGTGGGTATATTCTTTCCATACTATTTAATTCCTAATGCTTTGAGATCTATGTCTACTACGTCTGTTTGATCCTTATAATGCCCCTCACGGACATTTGGGAAGATCTTGGACATTTCCTTTATTGTTGCACGTGATAGTGCGTTACGATTGATTGATTGCAGTCCTCCTGCATTTTTGAGTAATTCTGCATCCTCATACGCACCACTATACGTTAATGTTTTACCTCCTTGGTCGAGAATTTTAAGGGTGAAGTATACATCATCAAACAATTCTATTCCTTCGGGTAAATGAACTATGTTGGGTATCCACCATTGGTTGCCATACATACATTTATTTTCTCGTACCCATACTTTGTCTTTGGATCTCATGTGTTCCCGTGGTTTGGAAATACTTACACCAAACAAGTTTGGATCAGATTTAAACTTCTTGACAATATTGTGGTATGCTTCCATGTATACTTCGGGTACATTTGCCTTTTTGCTTTTTCCCAGTTTCTTGAAACCCATATCATCATCCACACGATGGATCAGATCATAACCATTACTACGGGCATACTCTCCAATAGCATTTATGGTTTCACGATAATTGGAAACATGTATTGGTACGATGTGATTATTCGATAGATTCTGCTCATAATACATTACTTGCTCCTCACGAACAAACACCTTCCAATCAATACCATGCAGTTGTTTCAACCAATACAGACATTTACGTTCTATATCGTATGGT